CGTAAAAATACGAGATTATTTTTATACAAATGTCATATTTAACATATTCCTGATAAAAACTGTTCCGGGGGTATAATTCAACAGCACGAAGAGAGATCGTATTCCTTCCTTCTTTTTATGTTCGAAAAACGGAACTAAAATGCCGAAACAAAGCAAGATAAGCGAATGTTTTATAAATGAAGTATAGTCAATAAGGCGAGATAGTTTATTTATTCCTATTACAAATACTATTTAAAAACAAATTTAGATCACTAATGAAAAAGTATTTAGCAGAAATGATCGGGACGATGGTACTTGTCCTGATGGGTTGTGGTAGCGCAGTATTTGCCGGAACCGTTCAACCGTTTTCTTCAGTAGGTACGTTGGGCGTTGCTTTTGCTTTCGGGCTGGCCGTTCTGACGATGGTTTACACGATCGGTAAGATTTCCGGTTGTCATATTAATCCGGCTATTACGCTGGGTATGTTACTCTCCAAAAGGATTTCAGGAAAAGATGCGGGAATGTATATGATATTCCAGGTGATCGGAGCGATCATCGGCTCGTCTATCCTGTTTATTCTGGCTAAAGATTCCGGTTCGACGACAACACTGACCGGAGCAAACGGTTACCATGATCTTGTTCCGGCCTTTGTGGCAGAAACAGTCTTTACATTCATCTTCTTACTGGTGGTTTTAGGTTCAACATCCAAAGGTGCCAATACCAAGTTTGCCGGTATCGCTATCGGTTTAGCATTGGTTTTGATCCATATTGTTTGTATTCCTATTACCGGAACATCTGTGAATCCGGCACGTAGTATCGGTCCGGCTTTGTTCCAGGGAGGTGAAGCTCTCTCACAATTATGGTTGTTTATCGTAGCTCCGTTCCTCGGAGCGGCTATCGCTGCTCTTGTCTGGAAAGGTATTAATACAGAAGAAGCATAATCCTTTATTATATTTATATTTTATTCCCCCGGCAGGTTATTCTGTCGGGGATTTTTCTTTTAACAAAATGATATTGCCGTACCATGTAATTTTTTACCTTTGCCCGTAGACTAAACTAAAATAAACTTCCAACAAAAAAGCAGGAATAAGCAGAGCATAGCGAATTGGCTGACAGAACGTTTGTTACGCTCTGTTTTGCTTTATATGGCTATCCATGAAAAGCCATATTTCGGCAGAGTAAAGCAAGAGATGCGTTACTATCCCGTTACTTGGAGTAGAGCGAAAAAACTTTGCTACACGATTCTTATTCAGTGGTTTGCGTAAATTTGCATACCGTCTTATAACTCAATGATAACTAATTTTGTAATCAAAAAACTATTGAGTTATGAGGTCAACATTCAAGGTCTTATTTTACGTGAAGAAAGGCAGCGAAAAACCCAACGGGAACTTGCCTTTGATGTGCCGTCTGACTGTGGACGGCGAGGTCAAACAGTTCAGCTGCAAGACGGATATTCCGCTCCGCTTGTGGGATGTGAAAAACAACCGGGCATTGGGAAAGAGTGTGGAAGCGCAGAAAATCAATATCGCCATCGACCGTATTCGTGTGGACGTAAACCGCCGTTATCAGGAGCTGATGCAGACGGACGGCTATGTTACCGCCGAAAAACTGAAAAACGCCTACCTCGGAATCGGAGTGAAGCAGGAAACCTTGCTGAAACTTTTCGAGCAGCACAACGCCGAATTTGAAAAGAAGGTGGGGTACAGCAGAGCAAAGGGTACTTACTCCCGCTACCGTACTGTCTGCAAACACATCCGTGAGTTCCTGCCCCTGACATACCACAGGGATGATATACCGCTCAAGGAACTTGGCCTTAGTTTCATCAATGACTTCGAGTATTTTCTGCGGACAGAGAAAGGATGTTGTACCAATACCGTATGGGGATATATGATAGTCTTGAAGCATATCATCTCCATAGCAAGGAACACAGGGCTGTTGCCGTTCAATCCCTTTGCCGGATATATCAACAGTCCCGAACATGTGGACAGGGGCTACCTCACGGAGGAGGAAATTCAAACGTTGATAGAAGCTCCGATGAAAAACAAAACATACGAGCTGGTGCGCGATCTTTTCGTCTTTTCGATTTTTACCGGCTTGTCGTATGCGGACGTGAAAAGTCTTACCACCGATAACCTGCAAACATTCTTTGACGGCAACCTGTGGATTATCACCCGCAGGCGAAAAACCAACACCGATTCCAATATCCGCTTGTTGGATGTTCCCAAACGGATAATAGAGAAATACAAAGGTTTGGCAAAGGGTAACCTCGTTTTCCCTGTGCCGAGCAATACTTGTTGCAACGCAAAGCTGAAAAAGATAGGCGAACAATGCGGTATCAAGACACGGCTAACCTACCACGTCAGCCGACATTCCGCGGCAACGACTATCCTGTTATCGCACGGTGTACCTATCGAAACCGTGAGCCGCATACTCGGACACACGAATATAAAAACTACCCAAATCTATGCGAAGATAACCAATCAGAAAATAAGCCGGGATATGGAAACCCTGTCGCAAAAATTGGAGGAAATGGAGAAAAATATTTGCGATGCTATCTAAATCTGACATACCATGTAAAGTTGGTACACATCATTCACTATATGAACAGTGTATAGTGGGTGATGTGTTACTGGTGGCTACTGTCAGAATTTACAATCGCAGCTACACCAAAAGGACGTTTTAAAAACGCCATAGCTTATTAGGGTGTTTTCTTCACGCTCCGATAAATCTGCACTAAAAACACCCCAATAAGCCAAAGAGGTTGCACCCCTCTGGACTCCCCGAAGACTTCCCCGAAAGGAAGTCGGATAGAAATTCTCAATCAAAATTTCAATCGTAAAAGTAATCAAAAAATAAATGTAATGGCAAAATTCGCAGTACTTCATTTGGAAAAGGGAGCAGGCAACGATGCCCCGATAAGCTCCCACATCGAGCGGACGGTCAGTCCCGCCAATGCGGATAAGGACCGTACGCATTTGAACCGGGAACTGATAGAGTTTCCCGATGGTGTAAGAAATCGCACCGAAGCAATCCAATACCGGATTGAACACGCAGGCATTGCCCGTAAGATTAGTCATAACCAAGTCCGGGCAATCCGGGTAATTATGACAGGAAGCCCCGAACAGATGCAGCGCATCCAGGATGAGGGCAAGTTGGATGACTGGTGCAAAGATAGCCTCGACTGGTTGCGCAAGGAGGTGGGGAACGAGAATATTGTTTCCGCAGTCCTGCATATGGATGAACAAACGCCCCATATTCATGCAACGGTAGTTCCGATTGTTACCGGTGAAAGAAGAAAAGCCAAACAGGAAGCACAAAAAGCGGGGAAGAAATACAAAAAGAAGAACGTTAATGCTCCCCGCCTGTGTGCCGATGATATTATGTCGAGGGAAAGGTTCACGCATATGCAGAATACATACGCACAGGCGATGAGCAAATTTGGGTTGGTACGTGGTAAAGAGGGTTCAGAGGCAAGGCACATTTCCACTCAACAATATTACAGGGAACTGGTTGGTAAGAACGAAGACCTGAAAGAAATCATCTAGGAGCAGGAACATGAACGGCAGGAGGTCTATGATAAAACAAGGGACTTGTATGACCGAAAGGATGAGGCAAGGGACAAGTTCCTGAATATGGACAGACATGTGCGGGATAAACAGGAGGAATTGGCAACCGTAGAAACCAAATTACAAAGAGCCAAGCAGGAATACGAACCATACCAAGCACAGGAAGAACTGAACCTCATACATAATTTGTTCCCGATGATGAAAGAGCAGTTAAGGATAGCCGACTTTTGCAAGAAAATAGGGCTTGCCGTTAATTCCATCAGGGCATTACTTGAGGGTAGAAACCTGACAGCAAAAACGATTTCTTTCTTTTCACCGGAACACAAGCAGAAATTTACGGCGGAGGATGTCAAGCTGAAAATGGAGAAAGAGCCGGATAATCCCGACAAGTTACGATTAAACCTCAACGGAATGAATATCGTGGACTGGTTCAGGGAGCAATACCTGCGAGTGAAACAGGCGACAAACCACTATACAAGACTAAACGTCAAGCCAGAAGTGGGTAAAAACAAAGGAATTAAGATGTAGAAGTTTTGAGTATCGAAAGTATTTACTCTTGTTTTTTGCGTAGAAAACAAGAATAAATTGTATCTTTGCATCATAAATTTGAGAAATATGAATTGGAATAAAACAAAAATAGGGATACAAAGCGGGGAAGTTGTTGAGGCACAGGCTCCTCTTATTATTTCGGCGAGCCGTTCAACAGATATTCCAGCATTCTATGCTGATTGGTTTGTCAGTCGGCTAAAAGAGGGATATATTAAATGGAAAAATCCGTTTAACGGTGTTCCTTTATATGTTTCATTCCAAAATGCACGATTGATTGTTTTTTGGTCGAAAAATTACAAACCGATGATGAAGCATTTGGATTATCTAAATGACAAAGGGTTGAATTATTATTTTCAATTTACACTCAATGATTACGATGCGGAAAAGTTAGAACCGCAAGTTCCAAATGTGCAAGCAAGAATTAATACCTTTATTGAATTGTCCGAAAAAGTTGGTAAAGAAAAAGTGGTTTGGCGTTTCGACCCACTTATTTTAACTGATAAAATAGGAGTTGACGAATTGTTGGGAAAGGTTGAAAATGTTGGTGACCAATTGAAAAATTACACTGATAAATTAGTGTTCAGTTTCGCCGATATTAAGATTTATAAGAAAGTTCAGAATAATTTGCGTAGCAATTCCATTCCTTATCAGGAGTTCAATGAGCGCACAATGAATGAATTTGCAACAGGACTTCAACACTTGAATGAGAATTGGAACTTTGAGCTTGCAACTTGTGCTGAACAAATTCCTTTGGAAAAGTATGGAATTATTCACAATAAATGTGTTGATGATGATTTAATGATAAAACTTTTTTCTCACGATAAAGTACTTATGGATTTTTTGGGTGTAAAAATAACGCCTCCCGATATGTTTAATCCAAACGGTAGTATTGAGAAAACACGCAATAACAAAGATAAAGGACAACGCCAATATTGTGGGTGCATTATCAGCAAAGATATTGGCGAATACAATACTTGTCCACATTTGTGCGAGTATTGCTATGCTAATGCAAACAGGAATATTGCGTTGACAAATTGGGATTTGCACAAACAAAATCCTAATAACGAAACTATTAAATAACAAAATATGGCAGGGTATTATTTCAATTTACCTCAAATTACGCAACTGACAATCTCGCAACAAGCGGCATTGAACGAAACAAAGCAAATTGCATTGTCGGGTGGACCCGGTACAGGCAAAAGTGTTGTGTCATTGTGGAGGCATATTTCCAATTATCAGAGAAATAAGAAAAGTTTGTTGCTCACATTCACTACGACATTGGCAAGATATTTAAGTGCTTGCTGCGTTGGGCAAAATCAAAATGCAGCAAATAATGTAAAGACTTCATTACGAGGAAAACCAAGAATTGGCAGTAGTCTGAATGAAATAATTGTAGATGAAGCACAAGACTTACCAATTAGTTACTATAATGATATAAAGCCAGTTGCAAATGTCTCTTATGGTGCTGATGATTCTCAGATTTTATATCCTGATAATTGTTGCAGGCAGGCAGAATTAAAATCTTTGTTCAACTCAAATGTAGATTATGTGCTTGATAGAAATTTCAGAAGCACACAACGGATTATGCAATTTGCAAAAGTAGCATTTCCAAATGCTTATATTCCACAATCTACTATCGTAGGACTTGTAAACAATGTGGGTGAATTGCCAATTTTGCTTATAACAGGTAAAAATCAATGGAATGACGAAACAGGAAGGTTCGATATATCTAATGTTAAGCAAGATAATTCCATCATTGAGATAATAAATTCTTTTCGTTCTAACACTCATAATATTGCAATTCTTGTCCCTTTCAAAAATGACGCACAAACTTTTGAAAATGTTTTAAAAGAAAATAATATTACGGATTATAGCATTTACTATGAAGATCGTGATGGACGCTTCCCTGATGGTTGTGGAGAAATTAAAAATGTTCACATCACTACTTTCAAATCAGCAAAAGGATTGGAATTTGATACAGTCATTATTCCTAATTTCCATAAATTCCCCGAAATTTGTGGA